ACTCCCTACCAGCACAAGCACCTTTAATAGCAAACTCGCCGAAGGGACGGTCTTCTCCCACTGTTGTCCAAATTCGTAATCTTTCATTTGTTTCATCCTCTTTTTGTCTATCAATAATTTTACTACTTAATTTTGCACACTCTCTAAATGCACTACGCCATGTACTAAATTCATTTGAATTAAATCCTGTAACACAAGATATACCATCCATCTTTTTAAATCGGTCACTAATACTTGTGGTCATATCTGGACGACTAGTATCCATGTCTCGTGTCATTTGTGTAGGAAATAGTTTCACACCGCCATACCCATATACTAAATCGTTAATAGGATTTTGACTGCGCCATACATGCACGGCTCTATTATCTTCTGCTATATAATCAAAGTTAAAGTCATCTGCAATAACAGCATCACCATCTACAATCCAAAACATTTCTGTAGAGCATATGTTTGCTCCAGCAATATGTGCTTGATGTATTCCTCTAACTCCGTGTATACGCTGTGCTCTCGGAAATCTACTTTTAAGTAATTCGAAATTTTTGTCTGCATTTATTTCATCATATGATATCATTACAATGTCATATTCTTTAGTAACTGGTACGTGTGTAGTTGCAGGCGTATAAGTTTTAAACTGCGATGAAAAATTGTTAAATTGTGTAGTAGACGTTCTTACATACGGGTGTTCTGGTCTAGGTGGATTACGGTATGTACTTTTAAAGAACTTGCTCTGTTGAGCGTCTAAGGGCTTTACAGCAATAGGAATATCTAGTTGTTCTAGTAGTCGCTCGCCGTAATCTTCAATTGCTTCTAATAAGTCACTTTCGTCTTGTACTTTATCATTCCATAACTTATTTAAATATTCAAAGTCACGTACTTTTATATAATCCCAGTCTGTACACAGTGTTTTATACAGACCTTCTCTTGCTCCGTAAATTGCCCATAACCCGTTTTGCGAATCTGCACCAGCCATGCACCATACATATAAACGTTCTAAGTTTTTCCAATGTGCGCCCATTAGTTCATCTTTTGGAGGACGTACACCATCAATTAGTGCCATCTTTACGCCTTCACGAAAACCAGCACGCCATGCTTGGTGAGCAGTACTGTTGTTATGCACTGTACTCATTAAACTATTAATTTGAATATATTCTAAGTCCCAGCAAAAGTCTACTTGTGCTTGTGGATTATTAGGATCAGCATTTTCGTGTGTACGCATTTTAAGCACTGTGTTTTTGTCCCAACACTTGATGCCACCATTGCCATAACGTAATCCGTTGATGCTATTATCAGCAGTCCAACTAACTACATGCCTTGACAAGTCTACTCCATCTTGAAAATTTATTGTTTGATTTAAAAATTGTTCGTCAATTTGATTATCGCCATCAACTGTAATAAAACGATCTGTTTCACTTAGATTAGCGCAGGCTTTGTGTGCGGCATCACTGCCTTCTACACCGTGTACACGTTTAGCCCAAGGAACCTTAGTCAACAAGTTAGCATAATTTTCTTCAGCGTTTGGTTCGTCATACGACAAATATATAATATCGTAGTCTAAAACTTTAAATTGTTTCATCAATAAATCCGTATGAGTTAAAAATCTTTGGCGTATATATACTTACATTGCCTTGTTCTTCTTTGTAGTCAAATTGGACTGCATAACCATGTGTAATTTGTTGTACGGTTGCTGTAAAAGTTCTAATTAACAAATGAGGATCATTTGCTTTTGTAATACTAAACTTGCATAGTTGCCTTGGGTTTAACAACATCTGTTCATTTACATTAACAACTAAATTCCATTCATTAGTGCGTCTTATGATACAGTCTCCTACACTTTGTTTAGGTACATGATATATTACGTCTTTAATATCATATGTGTGCTTAGGCTGTTCATATGCTAATAGCACATAATTCTTTTGTAAAAGATCATACTTTATAATAAAGTTATTTTTCTTATCAGGATTGGTCATAAAATCAACATACAATTCTTCGCTAACTTCTAAATTATACTCTGTCTCCGGAGCATAATTTTGTAAGCCAGTTATCTTATTTGTATCTTTATCAAATATTAACCAATACATTCTTCGTACCTTGCTAAAATATTGTCGCAAAAATCTTTTTCAGTATAATGAAAAACTCCATGCTGTTGATGATTTCCTACTTTAAGGCCAGTATTAAAATACCAATCAACTTTTTCTTGCCAACGTTCGTTTGTATCTACCCAGTTTTGTGCATGTAATTTCATATGTACAAAATCTATTGCATCAACTTCTTGGAAATTATCGTATTCCATTAGTTCAAGAACAATAGCCGCACATACATCAATACTACAATGCTTTGGTTTAAACTCTGTACAAAATACTTTGTAAAATTCTTGCCAATCTTCAATTACTGTTTGTAATAATTTAAAAAACTGTGCTGTACGCTTTGTCTTTTTAAAATAGTATAAGCCTGTATAGATATTAAACAATGCATTTTGATGAAATACTTTTCTATAATATGTGTCATTAATAGGTTCTTGCCTATATGTAATAGGATTTTGTGTGAAGTATAATTCTTGCCCGTCAAACTTTTCCCAGTCTACTTTTTCTAAAAATAATACATCACTATCTACAACAATAGTTTCTTGATATGGGCTAAGTTCAAATGCTTTCCATCTGTTTTCAATCTTCCATTCACTATCAACTGCTTGATCGTCTTCTAGTATAATTACTTTATCAAAAATTAATTGTGTTTTTTCATCAACTTCATTATCAGTAACCAATGTAAAATGTTTGTTGCCACTATGTATACCGCTCATTGCACACAAGTATGCTTGCTTTACATAATTGTCTGTTGCGTTATTTTGTGCAAAAATTAAAATGCCTTGCTTCATAATAGTTCTTCCAAACAGTATTTGTTCATAGCATGTACTGTTAGGCCTTTCGTTTTAATTGGATTATTGTCTATAATAAATGTAAGTGTTTCATTATCAATATCATGTAGTATATCTTTATCAATAGTATAATAGAGTTTGCCTGGCATAGGATTAACTAACGTTCCTTTAGCGTGTCCGTTCATTATGTGTGCGGCAATACTAAATGCAAAATCATTACGAAATGTTTGTTGTGTAATTTGATACAACATTCTATAGTGCGTCCATTGTTCTTCAATATGCTGTAGTAAGTCAAAGAAGATTTTATTCTGTTTACATTTTGTAAAGTACACACAAGTTGCCCAATAAAAGTCTACACTTGCATCGCTTATTTTATCAAATTCTCGATAATCAATATGACTTGATTCAGGCGCTAAATGATATGCCTGTCTATACATTAACAACGGATTATGCTGTGTAAAACAATGTGTATAAGTATCATCACAAATAATAATGTCACTATCAATCATTAAGGTTTGTTCATATGGTGACAAATCATAACTTAGTACCCTTGCATTATTTTTAAATGTTAGGTGTGTTCCATTGTGTCCATTATTATACATTTTTCTAGTATATTTTTGTGGAGTATCTAAAGATATAATATGTTCAAATGTTCCATCATCGGGTACATTGCAATCAGTAATAATGCTTGTAGGGAGATTAAGATATTTTTTAGCACGTTCAGCAACCATAACGGCTTGCTTTACGTAGTCAATTTCTTCATTATTAAATGCATGTACAAGTATGCCTTTAGACATCAAGAATTCCTTGTACAGATCTTTCACTGTTTACTATTTTTTGATATTCACTATAGTACGATTCTAATGCAAATTCATATGCTTCAACCAAAGCATTATAAAATTCGCCTCTAGTTTGTATACGAATAGGAGTATTGTTATTATCTACAAAAATAGGACTGTCAATGCTCATTAGAGTTGCAATGAACTCTCTTGATGCAGTAAATTGCCCACCTTCATAATAAATTGTAGATTCTTTCTTAAATTTTTCTAATAGAACACGCTTTTGATTTTTAAATGTTGTTACATAGTCAGCATATTCTAGTGCTTTTGTTAGACGTTGATCCATAATCTCTCCATAATATTACTATATTATATAATAGATTTGTTAGATTGTCAAGTATTAACTGCCTGTGAAGTCGGCTTGTCTATTAAGTGCTGGAATTGGAGTATCAACATATGATCCGCTTGCTCGAACAACTCCCATAGTAGTTGTAAGATTTCCTACTACATATTCATCAATCGGTACTACGCCTTTTGCTCCAGATGTACTACCTGTATCTGCTTCGTTCATCCATACACGAAATTCGATTGTAGTTGAGTTAACTTCTTTTGCTCTAATGTAGTAATTATTATCAGCATATACTCCACTACCTGTTTTTCTAAAAACTTGCTGTTCACTTGATGTTAATTGATAGTTACCAATTGCACTACCTGTTCCAGTATTACTAGTAGAAGTATAATTATAACCAAAACTGACTGTGCCTGCATTAGATAACATAGTTGACCAATCGTTGGTTTTAGCAACATTGCCACCTGTTGCTGTACTTACTAAACTACTTACAAATGTAATTGTGCCGCCAGCATTAAAAAAATGTCTACGTGCGTCAGCACTTGTGAATACAACTCTCAAATAACCATTTAGTTGTGAACGCCACTGTGTAGGACCAAATGTTAATGTATCAGGATCACTAGTTGCTGTAGACTGCAATGGGGCTAATCTAAATCTATTAGGTGATGTTTCTAACGTATTCATTGACTGTTCATAGTCAACAAATCCTTTTAGGGTACCGTTTGGATCATCACTTGTTTCGTCAGCAATTACATCACCAATAGTAATACTAGCAATAGTTCCTGCGGCTTGATTAGTCTGATGTCGATTTACTCTGTCAATATCTGTTTTTAATTGATTAACATGTGATGCTGTAACTTCATTACCGACTGCAACTTGATTACTAGCCGAAGTTTGACCGTAACCTTCCGTACCGGATCCATTACCAAGAATATTTTCAACTCTTGTTTGTAATGCATTGTATCGTGTTGCGGTAATTAAATCACCAACAGCCATATATTACTCTCCTTCAAACGTATAGTGTTATTATACTATACTATCTTAATTATGTCAAAGGTTATTAATAGCCGCAAATGCTGGTGCAGGAGTATCAACATATGATCCGCTTGCTCTAACAAAACCTATTTTGGCTTCTAATAATCCTTGTACTGGCTCATCAATTTTGTATCCTGATACTGCGGCATCAAAAAATTCATATTTTACTTGTATTGTACTAGAACTTGGTGCTCTAGCATAAAGAATATAATTATTATTTCCGTAAACGCCTGTTGCCGCTTTACGATAAATTTCTTGGTATGATGTAGTTAAATCATAATTACCAATGCTTTGTACAACACCTGTACCAGTTGTTGTCGTTGCATCATAATTTAAATTAATAGTACCTGCATTACTAAGTATTGCCGACCAGTCTTGACTTTTAGCAACACTATCGCCCGATACTGGTGTTCCGCTTAATGAACTTATAAATGTTAAACTTCCGCCTGCATTAAAAAAATGTCTACGTGCATCAGCACTTGTAAAAGATACAAGGAATTCGCAATCAATTGGAGCCGTCCATTGATTACGTCTTTGGATAACTGCAACATTATTAGTTGTACTACTTTGTGCGGCGGTTAATCTAAATCTATTCGCTGGTGTTTCGATGATACTAATAAAGTCTTCATAATCTTTGAAGCCTTCTTTTATGTCTGCACCACTAGTATCTTCAGCAACAGTATCGCCTACTTCTACTTCTGCAATAGAATTTGGTACTGCACCTGTTTGGTGGATGTAAATTTTATTTAAGTCGGTAAACAATGCATTAACATGTGTAGAGTTAATTACAATATTACTTGAAACCTGTGAACTAGTAACAGTTTGGCCGTAACCCTCGTTAGTTGACCCATTTCCTAAGATAGCACTAACTCGACCTTGTGCGTTATTGTATCTTGCGGCTGTAATTAAATCGCCAACTGCCATGCTTACTTCCTCTTTATATACGTGTTTTAATATTTATACTTTTAAAACACACTCTATTAATTTTTCATCATCGGAAGTGCTTGATTCTAAGGCAATTCCAACTAATCCAGTACTTGCAATAGTTGAAGCAACGCCATCTTTCCAAGCATACACTGGCTGACCTTTTGATACAGGGCCACTAACTCTTACAGGAACACGACCTTTAAGACCAACTGCTTGACCTTCTGCTGTGCTGTTCATTAAGTATGCTGGTTCTGCTGATATAACACCAACTGCATGATGACTTACGCCTGCTGGTTTAACTTCTGCTTCTCCGCCTACTGCCATTACTGTGCCAACTGGCCATTCTTCTGTAGTTGCATACACTTCTGCTAAGTCAGCATATTGTGCTTGTGTTGCTGTTCCTCTAAAAAAGTTAGCATGTAAATCGCCACTGCTGTCACGCAATGCTGTTGTGCTTGCAATAGCACTTGTGTCGCCTGCGTAGTCTGCACTGCTGAATTTAATTGCACTTGCACTTGACGCATTACCTTGGAAGTTATCTGCCCAAACATTTGACCATTTAGCAATGCTTGATCCTAATGTATATGTGCTAGTTGAGCCAGGGTTTAAACCTGTTGACTGAATGTTAACGCTGTTAGTTTGTACACTATTTGCGTTACTTGTTTTAAATCTAATAATGTTATTTGTACCAACTTCGTTAGCAATAACACCTTGGTTACCATTTTCAATATAGATATGTAAATCGTTTTGATCACCTACTGTAATACCTGCATCTGGAAATCTAACAATATCACTAAATGTAGTTGCTGATCCTGGTGTACTTTGAACAAAACTACTTGGTAGTAATCCACCTAATCTTAATGCATTGCTTGAAGTTCCCCAATAATAATGGTTAGTTGATGTAACACCGTTAGTTGCATCTAACGTGTTTACCATTGTAGTACCTTTTCTGATAACATCAAATCCTGTAATAGCATTTGCTGGATCAGTTGCATCAATAGTAAACTCTTGTCCGCTTACTATAAAAATAATTTCGTCATCAACTGTTGCCGCAATCACACTATGATTTACTGCTGATGTATCACGTACTGTTTTACTTTTCATTTGTGTTAAACCAGTACCTGCGCCCTGTGGTCCAACTAGTACAAATGATGATCCGTTATATGTGTATAACTGACTGTTACCTGAATCCCACCAAAAATCACCTGATGTTAATCCTACTGGCTGTGTGGTTGAAACTTCTGCACCGCCTGTAGTTTTAAATTTTGTACCATCGTAGAATTTAATTTTTCCATTTGTTGAGTCATGCCATATCTGTCCTGCTTGTGGTTTTGGCGGCTGTGATGTTCCACTAAAATTTTCTAATAAAAACAAAAAGTTTTCATTATGTATTTCGCCGTAACCAGCGTAGTTCTTGCCAACAAATGTTAAATCTGTTGTTGTGTCAACGGTACCATCTTGTACTACTACAAGTGTTGCTCCGCTAAATTTATTAATCGTATAAGCCATGTTTCAACCCTTTAATTATAACTATATTTATCTTACACACTAGATGTTAAGTTTTGACTAAATGCCCAACTTCCACCTGATGTGACATATTCTTTTAACGCTCTTGTTACAACAACTGTAACTGTACCTGTTGCCGCTGAAAACCCAATATCTTGTAATACTGATTCGTTTTGAACGCCTGCGGCATCTACTGCTATAAATGATTTTGTGGCAACT